TAAACAAATTTTTGAAGATGATCTAACCCTTCTTCAGCGATCCACCAACGGATAGGATATGCGGCTTTAGCCTTAACTTCCCAGGCATCCCATTCTTCACTGGTTCCACACTTGAGCTTTGGCGTACCACGAAGCCAATCGGCAAATTTTCCAATAGTCCAGTAATGTGATCTCATATTGTTTCCTTAATAACAGTAATTATACAGTCAAATTAGAGCGTTGTCAAGATATTAAAGCCAACCACCTGCTCTAGCAATGCCAATTAGTCCAACTAGAATCCAAAATCCATTTAGTAATGTATAGGCTGGATCTCTTTTCAATCTGGCGCAATACGTTAGTAGTATAGCATCAATTGTGTTAAAGATCCAAACAAACATAAATGGACTTGCCGGGCCTAACCACGACACTAGACTAAAACTGATGATACGCATAATAACCCCAATCATTTCCATTTGAGGTATGTGTGTTTTAATGTAATTTAAAATCATTATATTTTCCTTTGATATCCTGCTAAGTTTAACATAATACTATATTGTTCGTAGGCTTTTTGTACAGCCTGATTAGTATGTCTGTAGTTTGCTTCTTCACGCTCTTTGTCCATAAGCGTTTGAAATAGATCAATCGGCTTATCGTGATGCCGAACATAGTTGAAGAACTTGCGTTCCATTTCAACCAGGGTGCGTAGTCTGCCTTCGGGTATCTCTACTGTATAGACTCTTTCAGTTTCATGAGCAACTGTATCTTTATGAATAATATCAGCACGACACGGGTCTGTGAAAAAACGGACAGGATTATACCTTGCCCGTATTTTCTGATCGTTAAGAACCCTTACTTCGTAGTTCTTACAAAATTCATCAAGTACATCGGACATTATTTTCGATCACCAAATAATTGTAACAGGTTCAAGAACAAGTTAATAAAGTCCATATACAATGTCAATGCCCCCGATACTTCTGCGGCATCGCTAGTGTCAGTACTGACCATTTCACGGATTTGTTGTGTGTCGTAGGCAGTTAATCCTAAAAAGATAATAATTGCCAATGCTGAGATAACCATAGCCATTACACTTGATCCAATAAAGATATTAACAATACTGGCAATGACAATGGCAATCAATCCAATGAACATGAACTGTCCAAGGCTTTCTAAACTACGTTTGGTGAAGTAACCATAAAAGCTCATCACGCCAAACAATATAGCCGCACCCATAAATGCTGACACAATTGAGCCCATAGTGAACACGGCAAAGATCATTGCAAAACTCAATCCCATAAGTGCCGCAAACCCATGTAGGCATAGTTGAGCAACACTCTTACTAGGATTATTACCTAATACGTAACTAACACCAAATATGGCTGCTAGAGGCGCAAAGATCACAATCCATTTTAGTACACCTGTAAAAAAGAATTGTAGTAACTCTGGGCTTGTGCCTACAAAGTAACTGACCAACATTGATACAATAACTGCTAGGCTCATGTGTCCATAGACACGGCCCATTGCCGCATTAACTTCTCCTGCTGAACGATAGCCAACAACACCATCTGCTGAATAGTTTGTTCCAAACATTTTAGTCTCCTTTAATAAATTCTGTTGTCATTGGAAAGATGTCTGCAATGACTTTGGCACATGCCTTAGCAACTTCTTGATGTTCAAGCTGTGTGCCATTCGCTGAACGAAGTTCGATAAAATGAATCCATGAACGTAGCGTACCGTTCATATACAAGCGACTTTCAGTAAGTCCTTCCGGCAACACTGCCCGGGCCTGTTCTTTTGCTATACCTTTATTGATAGCGTCGGTATAGATATCTCTGCATTGATCGATGATAAATTTTTGTTTAGCATCCCACCATGCTTGTAACTCTGTATCATTTGTGCTGATGCTATTCTGTCTGTTTTTTGTATCTTGGAGTCGTGCTTCTCGCAATACAAACGACAAGTCTTTAGTAGGGTCAGCATATCGCTGACTGAATTCTTGGAAGCTGAAACTACGATGTCTAAGGATCTGTCGTGCAATATCTCTTGTGGTTGTGATTTCACAACAGGCTGAGACCATTTCGAGTGGGCTCCAGTGTTGGTGTTTGATGAGGTATCGGATGAGTTTTTCTGATGTGTCTGTGTTGAATTGGTTTGAGGGATTGCTGACACGGGCGCAATACGCAATGAGTTCTTGTGCATCTGTGAGGCCCAGATTTGCAAATTCCTGTGTGGGTTGACTGTAACTGAGTAGTCGAACATTCATTTATACTTCCTTAAATTAATATATCAAAGTTTATTGCACATCGAGGACCTGCCTTTGGTATTCCACCGCCATGCAGTATTCGTCCATCAAACGCAACGACTCTGCCTCTTTTGGGAGAAACAGATTTTATAATTTCATTCTTTTCGTTAAAGAACACAGTGTCTCCATCCGCATCATTAACATAGTATAACACAACTAGGTGGTCAAAGGGCAAGTCCGTATGTGGGGCATAGTGTTCCAATTGGGTATCATATGGCATAATAATAAAAATTCTACCGAGCAAAACATCTTTTAATTGTTTACCAATATGTCCGCAAACTAGTTTTGGTATTAAATCAAAATTTGGTAAATGTTCAGATAATGCATTTGATGATTTTAGTACATGAACAAAGCTCATCGGAGCATAACTCTGTTCCTCTGCGGTTGATTCGTATTTGACTTTCAAAGGAATTATCGGGTGCATTTGTTTATCACCCGACTGTCCTAAGATGCTTAATTCATAAAAATCTTGAAGATGCTCTGGAATGGCATCATCTAACACCCAAATATTCACTTTTCTTCTTCTGGTTCATCAAAACAAAGACTTTCCATTGTTTTGTAATGTTCGTAGGCTTTTTTCAAAGCGGCAAACTTTTCCATCTTGGCAGGATCGGGGACAAGAATAGCCAACCGTTCTTCCATAGTTTTCATGAATGCCAATAGACTTCTGTCACCAATTTTGATATCGGAGCCTGCAGCCATTTCAATTCCATCGGTATTGATATTAACTGTATTGGGAGCAGGGTTAAATGCAAACCCGTTGCCGGCACCTGTGGCCCAAGTATTATTGGTATTACAAATATTACCAATAGTTATACTTGGAATCCCAGTACCAATGGAATAAGTAGTCCCAGGAGTATGGCAATTACCAATGTAACTATAGCAAGGACTGCATACTGATGCACTGCTAGATGCTGTTTGTGAATCGTATAATCCGGAACTACCACTGATAGTAATTGTATCAGTGGTTCCGTCACTATAGCTAATATTAATAGCTGATTCATCATCAACGTCATTATTGGCTGCAACAGCTTCTTTGAGTTGATCAAGAATTAACATTTTATTTTGCCTTGGCTTCTTTACGAGCGTTCTTTTCTTCTGTGATTTCATTGCGGCGAGCTTTAACTGCTTTGCCTACTTCTTGAAGAGCTTTGCGAGCACGAGTACCTGCTGCTGAATTACCTGCTGTAAATTTTGCATCTTCTGATAAGAAAGTTTCCATTGCTGCTTTTAATTGTTCTACTGTGTTTGACATAATATTTTCCTTAAGTTATGTTCTACTACTTATAATAGTAATTGGTGTGGTCGGTAGGATTCGAACCTACAAAGGCTGTGTCTAAGACGGCGCCCTATTCCCAAGCATCGTTTCCCAACGAGCAGGAGGTCTACCAAGTTCCACTGACGACCACATGTATATTATATACTCTCGTTTGCCTAGTAGCAACCTATAATAGGTTAAATATTAGCACTTTATGATATCCAATTTTCAAACAATACCATTTCAAAACATTGTACGTTTTGGACAACGCACGATGTTAAGTCGTCCATTGTTCTCCACTAGTTGGATATTGGGAAGATTTTGTAATTACAATTGTAGCTATTGTTGGCCTTATGCCCGTAGCGACAAAATGGACTATCAATCATTTGAAGTTTATACTAACGCCATAGACGAAATTAAAAGACAAGCTCGACTAAATGGATTTAATCAATTCCATTGGAGTTTCAGCGGAGGTGAACCTACTGCTTACAAACAATTGAATGATTTGGTTAAACATCTAGATGAAACAGAAAGCACATACCAAAGCATACACATGACTACCAATTTGTCGCCTGGATCAAAATGGTGGAACACTTGGTGTAAGAATACTGAATTATTACAACGTCGTAGTATTACAGCCAGCTTTCATGATGAGTTTGCCCGAGAACAGGAGTTTGGCGACAAGTGCCTACAATTGATGCACGAACTAGTACACGTGACCATTAATCAAGTAATGGTTCCAGAAAAGTTTCACGAGTTATATGAGAGGTTAGAACGATTCCATAAACGTGGAATCAATGTAACGCTCAAACCGCAAAGCGATCCAACAGCCAGCGGAATTGTAGATGGGTACACAGAAGAAATGATTAACTTGATGCAGACGGGATTCCCACAAAAATCACAAGGTGAAGAGATTTACCAAATAGCACTGTACGATAACAATAATAAAGAATATCTTTTTGATCAGGCTGAACGATTTAATGCGTTTGGATTTAACAAATTTCAAGGATGGAGTTGCAATTCTGGATATCAAAGTGTTATAATAAGAAGTAATGAGGTAAAACGATCATACAGTTGTCATGATCAGATACTGGGAACTTTGGATAAGTTTGAACTTTTTAAAAATCCACAACTTTGTATAACTCCAAGTTGTGTTAGTTCGGCAGATTCGAAAATACCTAAAAACAAATAATGAATATTTTTACAGTTAATCCTTTGTTGAATCATGTTAGGAAAAATAAATTTCTTCCTACGGACACTTACCTTTCTCCGTCGTGGAGCGGAACTGACACAAAAGAAACATTTGAAAAAAATTTAAAAGCTCAATCACAAGATTGGTATTACAGAACACATAAGGTAACTTATAAAAATAATTCTCAAGGATATAGAACAGACGAGTTTGATAAAATTAATTGGGCGGAATCAATTGTGATATTTGGATGCTCTAATGCCTATGGTGTTGGACTAAGTGATGAAGATACTATCAGCAGTAGATTATCTGAGATGACAGGGCGCCCCGTGGTCAATTTAGGATCAGGTGGGTCGTCTATGACATTTGCTCTACACAACTCTATTATCCTAGATGACGGTTATCCCACACCGTTCGCTGTTGTTTACATTTGGCCCGACTATACTAGAGTGATCGAATACAATCGCAGCAGTATAAAAAATCATGGCTCCTGGAATATGGAACCTAATAGTCTTATGGATGTGTGGAATAAAAACAGCCACCATGCCAAAGTGAATGCTACATTTATTCAAAAGACAGCAACGCTGTTGTGGCAACACAAAAGTAGATATTTTGAAGGATCTTTTTCTGGACCAAATGAATGGTTGGGCTGTAAGCATTTTAAAAATCTCGACAAGGCTAGAGATTTATTGCATCCTGGAATCGAATCAGCAAAATTGGCAGCTAACGATATAGCGAAAGGATTACAGTTATGCAAATAAACACTGAACATCTACATCATTGGATGCAGGCTATCCGACAAAGTCCCGAGCCAATGCGAACTATGGATGCCTTTTGGAGCGGTCAATTAAAAAGCAAAGAATGGTTAATTAAAAATTTACGTCCGCATGTAAAAAAGTTTGTCACTATTGATATTCACGGCGGTTGGGTTGGTGTGTTAGCCAGTATGATATTTCAAAGCGATGTACCTGTATTGAATATTCGTAGCGTAGATATTGATCCTACGTGCGAACCTATTGCTGTCAACATGAATAAAATTGAAGAAATGGTTGGAAAGTTTCGTGCCGTTACCGCAGACATGTGTGAGCTACGAAGCGATGCGGACGTTATCATTAACACCAGTTGCGAACACATAACTCAGGATCAATACGATTTGTGGTTAAGCGGAATACCTCAAAATAGTTTATTAGTATTGCAAAGTAACGATTATGAAATTACAGAACACGTTAGAACAGCAAAAAGCCTTGAAGAATTTAAAACACAAAGCAATATTAATGTATTATGGGCAGGCGAATTAGAACTACCTCTATACACACGTTGGATGATTATTGGAAAAAAATAATGTACAAGTATGAAGAAATAAAAAATGACTCTG